GTTTAAATGCCATGAATCCTCCCGGCCTGGATAATATTGTGAGTAAAATGAGGAGCGGGCTGAAGTCCGGAAGTTACAGGATAATGGCAGAAGATAGACAACAGCCCGCAATACGAAAAAGGCCGCGCTATTGCGCAGAGTGATTACTGTCGGATATTATTCGCCAACTGAAATATTACTTCACGTTTTGTTGTTTATTCCTTGCCGCCCGCGTCTCCCAGCGCGGGATTTTTTTGTCCATAAGAAAGCCCCTCCGGAGAGGGGCTGGAGAGTGGCGCTATGTGCCATTGCATGGTGCCGGGTGCCTCCCGGTGAGTTCAGTATCAGCACCTGAACCCGCACAGAAAGGATAAGGGTCGGTGACAAAACACCAGTTGCTGATTGCCCCTCCGCACAGGGGGATTCACCATGCCAGTTTCTTTTAACAAACTCCCCGCAAACCAGACAACAGTCAACCGCCTGAATTGTGAGACATTTAAAAAAAAAGGCCCGCAAAAGCGAGCCAGGGAAAATAAGTGTGGCGCGTTGTACTGGATTCGAACCAGTGACCGATTGCTTAGAAGGCAATTGCTCTGTCCGGCTGAGCTAACAACGCATGATGCAGATAATGGACCGCCATCGGGGACTTGAACCCCGCGCAGCCAGCTTCGAAGGCTGGCGCTCTTTCCTGATGAGCTAATGGCGGTATGTGATGGTGGCCCTTGCTGGATTTGAACCAGCGACCTGGCGATTATGAGTCGCTCGCTCTCACCACTGAGCTAAAGGGCCGAGCCAAAAAATAATAATCAGATGAAAATCAATAATCAAGCCCTTGCCTGGATACATATCTGTCTGGCGGGAAGCCATAATAGCGGTGAAATACAGAAATAAAGTAGGACCTGCTTGAATAACCGCATTTTTCTGCTATAGCCTGTCCATATCCATGCCGGGAACATAACATATTTACAGCAACACGCATCCGCTCTTCCAGCAACAAGCGACTGAACATGCCCCCTTCATTTTTCAGTTTTGTCTTTAACAAACTCTCACTCATATGCAACTGTAGAGCAATCGCACCAAGCGTCCAGCTTGCTGATATATCTGTCTGAATTATCGCCCTGACTTTGGCACTTATGCTGGATAAACATCCACTTAAAAACAATGACATCCGTTCATCTGTTTCAAACAGAGACAGGCAGGCCATCATAAGAAACATATCCGTGGCCTCTCCGGAAAATCCCTGGCTGGTAATTAAAGCCGCAGCCAACGCAGGATTGTTGGGTTCCAGCAACAGGTAAAGCGGAATGTCAGTCAGACGAGTCCTCGTCAGCTTATGCTGACTTTCCAGATATTGACTTACGACGGATTCGCTTATATCGACAATTTTAACTTTGCCATAATGCATAAGGAAAAGCTCCCTGATGCATTTGGTGGCCAGAACAACTGAGCCTGGCTTAAGTGACAACGTATCCTTTTCAAGAAAAATATTAATTGGGGAGCAAACCATGATAACTGAACAGACAACAGCCATTATAATTTTACTTTCATTAGCAATTGGTTAGCTCAATTATAGCCCCAAAAGGTAAATTATCATCAACACATAAGCAAAGGACTGACAGGTGTCGCCCCCCCACCAGCCGCCCATTCACCACAAATAAAAAGCCTTCAGGACTGAAGGCGTCTGTAACAACCGCACTGATAGTCTGCCAGACCCGCCATAACAAGCTGGGTCAGTATTAACTGGCAGCGTTCGCGTGAAAGGTAAGTATTCTGCGCAATCTCCCCGACTGTCGCCGGTTCGGTAACGCTTAATTCATCAAACACAACTCTGGCGGTTTCTGTCATATCCTGCTGTTTCAGCATGTCTTTTTACCCTTTCCGGTTAACGTGACATACCAATAACTCTTGTCTAAAAAGCCAGCAAGATAAAAAGCCAGTATTCACGACCACCAGCGTGTTTACTGTACTGCACCAAGTTTACAGGTACAAAAAACCCGCTCAGTGGCGGGGTTAAGTTGTGTGGCGAAGTAACCACTCTTAACACACTAATAGCATTTTTGTTATAACACAAGTAGCTCATTCAGTATTTTTAGAATCTTGACTTTCTTAAGCACGGCGAACTCTGAATACCAAACATAAAATCAATTATCTTCCAGGCCGGATGCTATCAACGAAAGCCTCTCAAAAAACGCTGTAGCAGCCTTGTCCAAAGTTGAATAAGTACTGTATTCTCCGTGTTCGGGACCAACCACTACCCATGGTCGTCTTTTTGGGATTCGGGACTTCTCAGAAATCACTGTTCCAGATATACCAATATCAATTGTTACACCTGTTATTATTTTCTCTTCATCTCTTTCCCTGAACTCAATTGCCATAAATGCCGTTTTTTTTCGTTTCCCGTTTTTAAAAAAATCAAATAAAGCAAAGCGATGCTCATTAAAATCAACACCCCATCGTCCTTCAGGATAAAGGGCATGAAAGTTGTCATTTACGCTCTGCATCGTCTCATAAGCTTTAACTTCTAAATCTCCATAGTGCATAGATACCGCGCAGGAGTCACTGGGTAACTGTATTTTCCCAAGATTGAAAACCTTTACTGCTCCAGAACTATGGCATCTTGCCCGCAATTTATCCCCATTTATACTAATCGGAGAAATATTCCTTAATGTTCCGGGCTGGCTCCCTCCTAAGTAAACGACTGTTAAAGATTGCTTATTTTCAATTGCATCAACTAATACATGCTCTACATTTTTATCCATAATAACCTCCCAATGAACAGGTATCATCAGGAGGTTATAATAAAATATGATTATTTACTTTGATTGAATTTATTACTATATGTAACAATCAATTTCTAAAGATACCCCCAACATTGCCAGACAACCGTCAATAAACCCTTCAGCTTTCTGCAGTCTGATAACAACCTGATTAAGTGATATCCCCAGTTTTACCCCCAACACCCGTAATGTAACCCCATACACATAATACATTTCCAGTAATTCGTATTGATACGGTTCCTTTTTCTTAAGAACTGTCATCGCAGAGCTAATGATCAGGCCATCGTCATCGCTACATTGCGGGCGGGATTTTACTTTCGAAGGAATTAATCCCTTAAAACCTGCAGCAACAGATGACCATTCCACATCCTCGTGATTATTTGCCACCCATGCCCCCCAACGTTCAAGAACCATTTGAATATCACGCATCAACTTTCTCCACAAAATCAGGCCAGCACGCCTATTGCCAGCGCACGATCGATAAAACGAAATATCAGCTCCAGCTGGGAGCCATACTTCTCTTCAAATGCCACGGTATCCGCATGCAGCTCGTCGTGATGCTTTCTGCACAAAGGCAGCACGAAGAGGTCATGCGCTTTTGTACCCATTCCCCCCTGACCGTGGCCTATCAGGTGGTGGGGATCATCAGCAGGCTTTCCACAACATGCACACGGCTGCGTCTTAACCCAGCGCGTGTACTTTTCATTAACCCAGCGGCGACGTTTGGGGCGTAACATAAAAGACTCCGGCGACTCCGGATCCACTTTCAGCGCCAGCACCTTTTTCGCTTTATCCTGGATGATGCTGGTGGCAGGAACCGAAGGCACAAGGTCACTTTCCCGGGTGACAGACGGCACAACAGGCTTCGGTAATCTCAGTGCCTTACGGGCTGCACTTTCCGGTAAGGCATCCGCCAGGTCATTACGAATCAGCCACCAGCACAGTTCCGGCATTGTCACAACGTGACTGTCATCAAAACCGAGATCCCGACGCACAACAGACAACACCCAGCGGGCACAGTTATCCGTTGCCATTGATTCCAGCCGTTCCGTGAACTGATCGCGCAGCTGGTTATCGCAGTGCCAGCACAGACGGATTGCGCCCGGAGCGTGTCGCATTGTGGTCATGTTCTCGCTGTGCCATCCGGAATGAGGCCACTGGCAGCCTTTTTCACGAAGTAACCAGCTTTCAAGACATTCCACGCCACCAGCACGACGGATCACTGCCTCATGGCGGAACACGGCCCGAACGGCAGGATCATCCGCCAGCGGTTGTGATGCCGCCGGAACGGCACCACTGGCGAAAGATGAATAACGCTCCGGCTCAGGCTCCAGCAGGACACGCCCCTGCATAAACAGGGGCATCAGCTCTGAACCTGGCCTGAACAATACGATCCCCATACGCGGGGCAATTTCAGGGGTCAGTAGTGCTCTCACAGTCACCTCAATGAACGGTATCGAGCAGCTTTAACAGCTCAGGAAATCGGGATTCGAAGAAATGCGGCTGCGTCTCGCGCGGATTTGCAGGACTGGTGATGTTCTTGCCGAACATGCAGCCTTTCGCGGTCAGCGACCAGAATTTTTTGATGTTGTTAATCGCGGTACGGCTGTATCGTTCGCGTTGTTCAACGATCCCCAGCTTCGCCATCTGGTGATATGCCTGATTAGCCGTCAGGCGGATACCATACTGCTTCAGCAGTGCACTCAGCGACAGCGTAGGGCGGCTTGAACCATCTGGCGCATCAGCAGGTGCATCAATGGCATAGATCGGCATAAGTTCAGGAAGACCAGCTACCTTTGATAATTTCTGGTATGCACCAAGTTTCGAGGAGTTTGACAGATTTAGAGTCTTTGCTGCTGATTCAAGCAGAATGACCCCGGATTTAATTTTGTCGGATGTGGTTTCTTCTGGTGATGAATTATGAAGCGCATCAAAAGTACGTATCACTTTTAAGCTGAATGCCGGGCTGATCCACATTGCATATGCATAGACCAGCTCTTTACAGACATACGTCCCACCATTGCGCCCCTGAATGGTGATGACAGGAATACTACGGGAATCTCCCGTAGTTTCTTCTTCCAATAATTCCACAAGAGCCTTCGTTTCAGGACGACGCATAAACTCGTGAACTTCCAGCGAACGGGAGGAGCGATTCTCACCAGCGGCAAGAAGAGCAGCTTTCTGAAGGTCGTTAAGACAGTAGTTAGATTCGAAGTACTGACGCACAGAAACGCCATCAATTACAAGCAACTGATTCATTGGTTTCTCCACAAATTTTTATCCACGAGCGGGACTGCACTCCCTTTTCGTTGATGCAGGATGAACTTACTGCGATTTTTAATAGTTATCAAGGATACACTGTTCATAAATACAGTATCTTTAACGAGGTAATACCCAAATTTAGGGTGTTGCTCAATTCCGTTACCGAGTTGCTAATTTGCAACTCGCTTTTTCGTACTTACTGATAGTGATCTCGACCTTCCCCTCCGGGATAACCGGTCCCCACTCCACCAGCATTCTTTTCACCTGACTGTCGTCTTCCCACACACCCGCGTGGGTCAGGGCGTCAAACAGCGCCTTGTTATAGTTGTCCAGATCGCGGATCCGGTTATCCGGAGGAAACAACACGATCTCCACTGAAGCAGGTGCCGACGTTGGTTTCGGCAGACGACGTAACTGCTCAACTATTGCTGCACACGCCGCGCTCTGGAATTTTCGCCCCGCCGCGCTTATCAGGCTCTTACCAGCAAACGCCCCTTTGTTGGGGTGTCGCCAGTACGTGTTCACGCTGGGCGGAAAAGGCAGTATTAGCTTCATACTTTCAGGCCCCTCTCATGTAACCAGTGGGCTGCACGCAGCCTGGCGTTTGCCTCACCGGCAAGCAGGGCGCGGATAATCCCGACCGCCTCGCTGTCGTCGTCCTTCACCGCGGTATGAAGAGTGATACCCCGGGCCACGCCACGCTTTATCGTGATGACACCTTTTTTCTCCAGTGCGCGAAGATGCTCCACCGCTGCATTCACCGAACGGTATCCCAGCATGGTTGCCACCTCCTGATTGGTTGGCGGGAAGCCACGTTCTTTCTGATAAGAAATCAGCATATCCAGCACCTGCTGCTGGCATTGAGTTAATGTCGTCATGCCGCCATCTCCCTGACCAGTTTTTCCGCCTGCTGGCGAACCTGCGCCAGAAACGCCTCACCACATGCCTCAAGTTCATCGCGCCCTATGTAGCTGATTGCCGGTCCCTTCCAGGTCTTGTCGAAAACAGCAATAGCACCAGCGAAGAAAGCACCTGTTGGCACCTGCTTTTCGTCTTTCGGGATAAACCAGGCAGGCAGTTCAAAACCAATACGCCCGCGAATAAAAGCAATATGATCTGCATCTTCCGGCCACCACACTTCGCTGGTGGCAGCTTTGATCAGGAAAACATAGCGCCCGCCTTTATCACGCATGGCACTGGCATGTTTCATGATGTAACGCATGCCGGTGATGTATTGCCCCTCATGCTGACTGGCGCGGCTGTACGGGGGATTACCAAAGGCAGCACCTTTAAGCTCCGCAAGACGTTCAGACCAGTCATGCGCCAGCGCGTTGTCTTCCGCAGTGTAATAAGCGGCACATTTGGCGTTATCACCATCAGTGAACAGATCCAGAACAAACGGGCCAAACAGGGTGTTAATTCCCCAGAAAATGTTGTCCGGCGTGCGCCACTGATCGCCCACTTCCTTCAGTTCATGGGCTGGTTTGTTCCGCAGCTCCACCAGCGCCTGGCAATATTTATTACTCATTAAGCCCCCACGTAATTCCCTGACAGATACCACTCTTCACCCGATGCAGCGCGCTTGCTGCTTTTCCGTAAGCACCGCTCACGATGCGCCAGAAAATTGTTTCGTTCTGGCTGGGAGTGGCTTTCACGGAATGCCTCCATCCACACCGTTGCAGCTCGACGGAATAAGCCCCTGGACTCCAGTTCTTCCGCCTGGCGAGTCAGGCACAAAATCACCTGCGGGTCGTTAGTGCCGACACAGAAATTGCGCACAGGTCTGGTTTCACGAACTGGTTGTGGTTCCGGCTCCTGTGCTCTCTCAGTCAGGCGCGGGAAATGTCTGCGTGTATCTCCTTCACAACGGTGAGCCACACGCCCACTCTGACGTAACTTGCTTGCTGACTGCAGAACGCGCTGCCGTGAGTAACCTGCAAAAGCATCCGCAATGTCTCCGGAAGTACACCCCGGATGGGCTTCAATGAATTTCTGAACTTCATTCAAAAGACTCATGATCACCCCCTGAATCCTTCCGGGATCTGGCTGTAGTCCACGTTGTCGTAACTGGCTTTGAAGTACGGGTCCTCGCGTCTGGCTGCAGATACCGCAGGAACTTCCCAGGATTCTTCGAAATGACGATCCGGACCAAAGAACGTGACAGCCTGTTTCACAAATTGTGTGCCGCTGTTACCCATCGCAGATACCCAGCCCGCGTAGCGTTTCACACCTTCCAGCATGGTTTCGGGGTTTACCCCCTCATTCAAACGGGCTTTCCAGGCTTTGAAGGCTGCAGATTTTGAATTGCCACCAGCACGTTTGGGGTATGCCAGCCATGCCTGCTCAAACTCCGGAGAGTATTCCGGTCGGTTTGAACGAACTCGCACAGACTCATCAGCAGATTCACCAACAGCTATTGGTTCATTGACTGGTTCTTTGACTGGTTCAAAAGAGTGACTGGTTCTGGGTGAATCTCCTGCACTACCCCCTGGTGCAACTCCTGCACTACCTGGTGAATTTGCTGCACCAGATAGTGAATTATTTGCACTACCCCCTAGTGAATCTCCTGCACCATCCAGATGAAGGAGATAGATATTACTTGAGTTACCTTTTTCACCTTTCCGGGTGACTTTTTTTACCAGCCCGGACTCACAGAGGGCCGCAATATGATTCATCACAGAACGTTTGCTAATCTCGCACTGATCAGCGATATGCTGATAGCTGGGCCAGCACTCACCCTGATCGCTGGCATTATCAGCCAGCTTAATCAGAACCAGTTTTCGCAATGGATTTCCCACTCGAATTTTCATCGCTTTAACCATCAACTCCATACTCATGCAGCACCTCCGAGATGCTTCATGTTTTTTCCGGAGCAAAAGGCTATAAGCGGCATACTGACGCGGTAATTACGGCCCAGCGGTTCACAAATCACCTTCTGACATTCACGGTCAACCAGGCTAACACGTAGAACATGCCCTGCAGGCGTGGTGTACCACTGACCCGGACGAGGACAACAGAAAGTATGATTGGTAAACCGTTTGAAAATATTCCGGATCATTTACGCCCCCTTACCTCTGAAGGGTTCAGCGACAAATTTATGAGACTGGCCAGTAGCGCCGCGTCGTTGATGCGGTCATACAGACTTACAGCCAGCGGGGATTCGGCTTTTGCCAACATGGGATAAAGCTGCTGCAGCCAGACCTTGTGGATTACCGACAGGTGGGAGTAAAGCACGCTGGCGTTATCTGCGGCATCGCTCAGCGTGGATGGCTTTGAAAGCAGTTTTTCCATCTGGTTAAAGGCATTTATGTATGCCTCTTTGAACCGGGCAGCACGTTTACCAGTGAAGCCCATGGCAAGAAACGCAAAACCGTCGCGGGTGATTTGGTAACAAGGGAGTTTGCGGCCTGATGCGTCGGTGTATTCACTTAACACAAAATTGTGTTCAGTAAATTCAGCGGAACATTCGAGGTTTCTAATTCTATCTAAAACCCGCTCATGCCGTTTAGTAAAGTAATTAGCTACTGCAAGAGATGTGGTGACAACGCGACCATTGATAATCGTGATTTCAGGGTGAGATTGGGTTGGGAGAGTAGTCATGGTGACAGCCCCTATGTTGAATTCAATGAACTCACCACCAAGGCTTTCCACGACCATATAGGTGGTGAGACGTACAGGGGTGGAAA